ATATTTATACGCTAAATATTATACTATGCCACGTTTATCACTTTACAAACCAGAAAAAGGTAACGATTATAAGTTCCTAGATCGCAGCATATCTGAAATGTTTCAGGTAGGCGGTACTGATGTGTATTTTCACAAATATCTAGGTCCTAAAAATCCATTAACTGGAGAGTCAACTATTGACAAACCTAATTATGATGTTATCAAAGAAACTAATATTCAAGATTTACTATTCTTAGAAAATCGTGATAGGAAGTATGACAGTTCAATTTATAGAATTCGTGGCATTTATAACGTACAAGATCTTGATTTTAATCTAAGTCAATTTGGTTTATTTTTAGATCAAGATACAGTTTTTATGACTGTACACATTAATGACACAGTCAGCACCGTTGGTCGTAAACCTCTAAGTGGCGACGTTTTAGAGTTACCGCATTTAAAAGATGAATTTGCTCTCAATGATGCCGATATTGCACTACCTAGATATTTTGTAATTGAAGATGTAGGTCGTGCTGCTGAAGGTTTTAGCAGAGACTGGTATCCTCATCTATATAGATTAAAGTTAAAGAAACTAGTTGCTGGTCAACAGTTTGCAGATATTTTAAACAAGCCCACAGACGAAGATGCAAATTTTGTTGGAGATTATTCTGTTGGTACAACATACACAGCTGGTCAAATTATTAGATATCAGGGTACTCTATATACTGTAACTGCTACCACTACTGGAAATGCTCCACCGAACGCTAGTTACTTTTCTTCTTACGGTGGACAAAGCATACAAGGTATTCTTAGCACACAGTCTAAAAATCTTCAGATTAATGATGCTATCATTGCTCAAGCAGAAGCAGATGCTCCTAAGAGTGGATATGAAACTCAACAGTTCTATACCTTGGCAGTTGACGAAGCAGGTAAGCCTGCACTTAGAACTGCGGATGAAACAGATTTGTTCAGCGATAACACTAGTTTAGATGCTAGTAGAATAGCTGATCGCCCAAAACGTACTGGTTACATGGGTTATCTAGTAGGTGATGGGGTACCTGACAATGGAGTTGCAGATTTTGGATTTGGGTTATCGTTCCCAGGTGGTGCAACTGATGGAGATTATTTCCTACGTACAGATTATGTGCCAAACAGACTGTTTAGATACAACGGATCTATGTGGGTCAAACGTGAGGATTCCGTGAGACACACATTAACTAATACTGATGCTAGACAAACTCTTAAAACTGGTTTTATTAACAATACTAATAGTACAGTTATTGATGGAGACACAGTTGAAGAACGTCAACCATTATCTAAAGCACTTAAACCTAGGGCAGATTTCTAATGCAATATTTTTATGACGGACAGATAAGACGATACCTTACACAAATTATTAGACTACTTAGTAATTTTGTAGTTAGGTACGGCGACGGTACTCTGGTTAGAGTTCCAGTTATGTACGGAGATGCTGACCGACAGGCAGCAAGTATCATCAATCAAAATAGTGAAAACACGTTACCTGCAACACCAAAAATTGCAGTGTATGTTACAGACTTTGATCTAGCAAGAGATAGACTAGGCGATGCTACTTATGTTGGTAAAATGCATTTTAGAGAACGTGCGGTAGATGAAGACACTGGTATGTATACCAATGAGCAAGGTAAAAACTACACAGTAGAGAGACTCATGCCTACCCCTTTCACACTAACTGTTAAGGTTGATATTTGGTCTGCTAACACTGAACAAAAGTTACAAATTCTTGAGCAAATTCTTGTGTTGTTTAATCCCAGTTTAGAAATACAAACTACCGACAACTATGTTGATTGGACTAGTTTAAGTGTTGTTGAGCTAGGAGATGTTGTGTTTAGTTCTCGAACTATACCAACAGGTACAAACAGTGCCATTGACGTAGCATCATTAACATTAACAACTCCTGTATGGATTAGTCCCCCAGTTAAAGTTAAAAAATTAGGAATTGTTACTAGTATTATTAATAATATATTTTCTACTATTGATCCGGGTCCGGCAGATTACATTGATGGGTTAGGGGTTGATCCCAATGTAGGAGTTCGTAGCCCATCTAATTTCCTTACAGAAGAAATAGTAACTGTGGGTAATTATGATATTTTTGTCGAAGGTAGTACTGCTAGATTAATTAACAACGAAACAGGTGCTAGCACATATCTATCATGGAAGATGGTTACTGATCAATATCCCGGAACATTTACTCCCGGATTGAGTAAAATTTATCTTATTCAAGCAGATGCAACCGAAGTTGTAGGCACACTAAGTATTCATCCACAAGATGATACTGTGATGGTGGCTGCATGGGATGCTGACACGTTTCCGTCAAATAACTATATTGACAGTAGTGGAAACATTGAAGGTATTGACACTGGCTATAATTCTGCAACAGGAAGAGGAACATTTGACGCTGTGATTGATCCTAGCGCATTTAATCCAAAACGTCCTAATAAAGAGACTACAGATCAACCTATTACCCAGGGTATACGATATCTTATAATTGAAAGTATAGGCGGCTGGGTTCGAGAAACTTTTATTGCATCGTCTAAAATAAACAAGATTAATACAGGAGTTGAGTTTGGTCGAGTTTATGATTGTCAAGTAATAGTTGACGGCGTAGAAGTTGGATTAGCTGCTCCTATAAATCGAGATGGTAATTATGTTATTTCTCTAACCAACAATATACAAGTGGGCAGTAAGGTAACTTATGAGTTAACGTTCAATGAAGAAGGGCCAACTGCTTGGAAAAACACCAACGGTAGTGATTTTATTGCTGCAGCCAACGATATTATTGAATGGAAAAACAATCAGTGGCATGTGATATTTTCTTCATATGATCACGATGACATAATTATATATCAAACAAACTTTTATACTACTGCACAGTACAAGTGGAACGGTGTAGAATGGGTTAAATCGTTTGAAGGTGAATATAAGAGGGGCCAATGGAGAATATCAATGTAACAGAAATCGACTGCTCCGGAGCACTTATTTGTGCTAGAAACACTCATAGATTTCTACTGCTACAAAAAAATGAAGGCAAACATAGTGGTCGCTGGGGCTTAGTAGGCGGCACTAATCACTCAGGCGAATCCGCATGGCAAGGCCTTAAACGTGAGATTGAAGAAGAAATTGGATTTCTTCCGGAAATTAAAAAAACAATACCATTAGAACGTTTTGTTAGTAATGATAGCTTGTTTAACTTTCATACTTATTTCTGTGTAGTTGAATCAGAATTTGTACCAACACTTAGCCAAGAACACGCGGCTTGGGGATGGTTTGATTTAAATAATTTACCTAAGCCAGTACACAAAGGGCTTGATCTAAGTTTGCGTAATAAAATTATTCAAACTAAAATACAAACAGTAATTGATATCATCGATAGCTTATAAGGAATAGAAATGCTTAATTTAGAAAAAAGTGAAAATTTCCAAAAAGAATATAATACGTTTAATGAAAAGATTTCCGCTGTTTCTAACGAATCAGTAAGATTAGAACTGCAGGGCATGTTACAAAATTTATTAAAAGAAGTTAGGTACCTTGATCAACAACATCAAGATTTAAGTTTAAATAATCGATTGCCATCAGCAGCAATTGATTCTAGACAAAATATTGTTCTAGTTAGAAAACAACTAATGAACAAACTTAGAGACTGGGAAGAAGTTAAAACTTAATATTCAAAAATAATCGTAGGCTACGATATGACAAATAAATATTAGGACTAATTTTAGGACTAATATGGCAGCTTTAAACATTAACGGATTTTTTCCAGGAGAGTTAATTCCTGATGCAACAATTGCAGGGTGTATAGATATTTTTGAAAATGTCTGGCCGGATCCAGATGATACAATCAAACGTGTAGAAGCAGATATAAATCCTGAATCTGGTACGTACTGGACTAGAGCCGAAACTGTTGGTCAAGGAGCTTTTCAAGATGCTAGAACTAACAAATTACTACCTGTTTCGTTCTTAGCAAATGTGAACAATAATCAATTACTGCAAAATATACATAATCAATTTCATATGGCTCTACTAGCCAGTGTGTATTCATATGCAAAACGTTACGGTATTACTGACCAGTTAAACTTTGAAGGTTATAGTTTATTAAAATATGCAGTGGGCGAAGAATATAAACAACATTCCGATGGTGGTACATCTTCAGCTCGAGCAATATCTGCATTATTATATCTTAACGACGAGTTTGAAGGCGGCGAGCTTGAATTTCCACATTTTGGTGTAAAAATTAAACCAAAGCCTGGCATGCTTATTCTATTTCCGTCAAACTTTGCATATTCTCATATTGCTCATCCGATAACTAAAGGTAAAAAATACTGCCTAGTAACATGGATTAGAGATAGATATAAAGATGATTAATTCGGTACAAAACTAGAGTGGTGTTTCATATACTCTATAAATTCTCTGTGTGACATACACTCTAAAGCCGCTTGTTGTTGTCTATTAATTAGTTCCTGATATCGACTTCCTATTCGATCTTTATAATTAAATCGATCTGAAATATTTTTAAACTGTAGTCTATTAAACAGTCTACACCCATCTCCAACTATTATCCAACCATCCGCAAAATAATTAAAAGGTCCCATCATATCGTGGTCAATCATTGGAATGTTGTTCCATTTATTTAATCGTTCCTGCAGTGTTGATGGCATCTTTGTATTTGATCTAAAATTTCTCCAAAAATCAGTATCTGTACGTTCAGTTAAATAATGCAAATAGATAAAATCTAAAATTTCATTATCTAATTGTTCGTATCTTTCATTTAATATTTTTGCAGTTAACGGGGTATTATTATTAAGTGC